GCATGGGGGTGTTCGCGGTGGGGGTGGTGGTGGGCGGAGTGGAGCCCAGATCCTAGTTTCGGCATCGTAGTTTCATCGATGTGATTTGGCAAATGGTCCGATGGTTGTTGCCGTCACGAAGCCTGCTCGCGGGAGTTAGCGGTCGTTCGCGGCGGGTAGGGTCGGCCGCAGGCGGGGCAGTGGCCGGCGGGCTGGCGGGTGCCGTCGGGGAGGCGGATGAGGGAGGGGCGGCGGCGGTCGTAGAGGGGGCAGCGGCGGTTGCCGCAGCGGACCGACGGCGGTTTCGGTTCGGGCTGCCAGCCACGTTGTTTGGCGGCCCACCAGCGGGCGACGGCGTGTTCGAGGTCGCGGTGGAGGCGGCGGGCCCAGCGGCGTGCTGGGGCGGTGGAGGCGCCGGGTATGGGGCTGTCGGAGGGTCGACGGCTGTGGCTGCGGGTGTCGTCGATGGCGGATGCTTGGCGGGGGTCGGAGGCTTCGGCGGCGTCGGCGAGGGCGGCGGCGACGGCTTCGAGGAGCCGCAGATCGACTCTCGGGATGTTGGTGGCGGTGAGGGCGGCGATCTTGGCTTCGAGGCGGGCGATCTCCCGCCGGGCTTTGTGGAGTTGGTGGGCGAGGGCGGTGTCGGAGGGGTGGCGGTGGCGGCGTTTCATCGGTCGACTCCGAGACGGGCTGCGAGTTGCCGCCACCGCCAGAACGCCTGGTTCGCTGTCGAGGCGACCGGGTATTCGTAGAGGAACAGGTCGAGGTGGCTGGCGAGGTCGGCGGCGACGTTGAACAGCTCGGCGACGGTGGCTGCGTCGACGACGACCAGGTCCTCGGGTCGATGCCAGCCGCCGTGGCTGCATTCACCGTCGACGGTGAACCCTTCGCGGTTGCAGTGCCAGATCCCGATGGTCTGTTCACCGTTCATCGTCTCCTCCTTCACCGTTTTCCGTTCGACCCATCAGACCGAGCATCAGCGGGGGTACTACGTACCCCCCCGCTGTGATGCGCGTCTGATGCGCTTGATGCGCTTGGTGATGCACTTCGCTGACCTGGGGTTTTGCTGCTTGCTGATGCGTTTGATACGCAAACTGATGCACTTGGTGATGCGCTTGGTGATGCGCTTCCTCTTGCACCACCCGATATCGTCCAATATCGTCCCCGTTCGGCGGCCGCGTCGCTTGTACCCCCGCTTGTGCACCTGTGATGCGTTTGATACGCAAACTGATGCGCCAGCGAGCCATATCCTGGAAACGCCCAGGTCAGGACGGGTTTTCGACCCCGTCGACCGCATCTAGCGGTCGCGGCCGCGAGCGACCGTTCGCGGGTCAGAACGGGTCGGGCAGCTCATCTTGATTCCCGTCGTCTCGGGGCTCTCCGGCGACCCGCCATAGCGTCTGGCGGCCAGACTTCACCTTGACGAACCGGTCGTGGTGGCGGGCGAGCTGAGCGCGGATGGACGCCTCCGAAGCGTCGACCTGTGCGGCGATCTCCGACACCGAGAGCGGTTCGTCCGACGCCAACAGCAACGCGGCGATCCGGTCCACCAGCCGGGACGGCCGCTCCTCGAGGTGGGCGAGCGGATGCACCGACTGGGGGTCGACCGGCTGGACCCGGATCTCCTGGAGGCTGTCGTCGTCGCTCGTGAACGTGAACCGGAAACCGAGGTCGTGTTGCGGGGAGACGTTGTTCTTCTTGGACAGGGACAGGACGATGGCGATGTCGTCAGCCGTCTGCGTCTGGCGGATCACCTCCCACTCCAACCTGACCGAATTCGTGTTGAACACCGAGCCGTAGCCGCCGCGTCGGCCCGTCCTCATCTTCTCGTCGGACTTGTGGTCGATGATGAGGGCGGGGACGCCGATCTCCCGGAGCGCAGCGAACATCCGGATGGTGGAGTCCTCGGCGCCACGGTCGCCGGATCCGCCACGTGCCAAAGCGTTGGAGTCGACGACGAGCATGACGACGTGTTCGTCCCGGACCGTGCGTGCCACCGACCGGTAGTTACGGACGAGCGGGAACCGGTGCTGCTGGTAGAGGAGGGTGTCGGGGATCGGCAGCCCGTGCGGTTTGCAGAGGGCACGGAGCCGCTCCGCATGCGTCTCGGCGTCCGCCTCCCAGTCCAGATAGAGGACGGGGCCGGATTCGTCGGGTTTGGCGCCGAGCAGTTTCGCCCTACCGGTGGCGACGGTCCAGGCGACGGTGAGGGCGAGGAGCGATTTGGCGGAGCCGCCGGGGGCGATCAGCCTGGTGTGGCCGGCGGTCTCGACGAGGGGGCGGAGCAGCCAGCGTCGCCGTGTCGGCAGCACGTCGGACAGCGGCACCGACGGTTCACCGGCGTCGAAATCCGAGACGGTGGAGTAGACCGCGGCCCTGATCATCGACCTGAGGGCGGCTTCGGTGTCCTCTGCGAGTCGGGGACAGTCGGCGGCGGCGGCACGGGCGAGCGCCGTGACGGTGCGGGAGCCCCGCAGGTCGAACCGGCCGAACGTCAGCAGCGTCGGTGGCGGCGTCTCGCCCATCCACCGGACCTCCACCCACGCCTCCAGACCGCGGCTGGTCGGGTTGAGATGGTCGAACACGATCCGGACGCCTGCCGGATGCTGCCAGACCGACCGCATCCCGTCCGACAGGATCGGCTCCAAACGGCGGGCCCACTCAGACGTCATCGACAACCCTCCGGTAGATGGCGAACATGCGGGGTGTCGGATGCTCCAAACACACCTCCAGCAGATGTGCCCACGAGTCGAGGCCTTCGAGGCGGGCCCGCAGGTCGAGTCGCCGTTCCTCCTCCAGGTCGAAACCTCGGTGGAGGAGCCGGGTGGTTTCGGCGGTGAGGACCCCGTCGACGGTGGGGAGGAGATCCCAGCGGCCTGCCCGCCACGCAGCTACGACGGATTCAGGGGTGAGCCGTCCGGTCATGGTTTCTCCCAGCATTCGGCGGCGGCCCGTACTTCCAGCATGGTGGTGGCGACGGTTTTGCCGGTGCGGCGTTGCCAGACGGTCCAGCCGGGCCGGGTGCGGAGTTGCCCGTCGGCGATGAGCCGTGTGATGGCGCGGCGGACGGTGTCGGGGGCGAGGTCGAAACGGTCGCATACGTGGTCTACGAGGGCGGCGACCGGCATCCAATATCCGAGGGTTTCAGCGACGTCCATGACGAGAATGGGAGCGGATGGGCGGGACCGTACAGCCATCAACCACCACCCCCGGCAGGACGGCTATAGGGGTATAACCGGTGGCTGGTCAGGCCGATGTATTTGCTGGTAACCCCCGAACCGGTCATGATGTTATTCGTCGGTGTGTTCGGTGGCGGACAGGTGGGCGTCGTCGAGGAGGTTGAGGAGGCGGCAGAGCCGGTCGTGGCCTGCCCTGTCACCGCGCCGGTCCCGGAGGCGGGCCTCCCGGGAGACGGCGTTGTCGGCTGCTGCGACGAGGGTGCGCATCGCCTCGTCGGGGAGGAAGCGGATGGCGGTGTGGAGGAGGTCGAGGAGACCGGCTGCCCACACGTCGTCTCGGTCGATGGCGGCGACGTTACGGCGCAGACGGCTCCGGTAGGTAGTCATCGTGGGATCAGCTCCTGGACGCATTCCCCCACCGCCCACAACAACACCAGCACGGCCAGCCCATACACGGCCCATTCGACCCAGACCGGGCCCCGGTCTGCCAGCCAACACGCCAACGCCGGGACCGCGACGACGACCAGGACCGCCGCCAGTCCGACCAGCACGGTGGCTGCCACGTCAACCATCCGACCCGCCCACGGTGAGTGCTCGACGGCGTGCGGCGGCCACCTTGTGTTCGAGCCGCAGCAGCCGGTCGTAGCCGGCCTTGTCTCCGCCCATCCGCCGTCTGGACCGTTCCGCCGAGATGACCGCCGCCGCCACATCCACCAGCCTGTCCGGCTCACCTGTACCCGAGATGAGGAGGCTGCGGCGCAGCATGTCCACCACACCACGTCCCCACTCGTCGCTGGTCTGGATGTCGGCGAGATATCGGGCGACCAGACTGCGATACCTCATGGGGTCTCCTCGACCTGCCGGATGACGATGTAGTCGCCCTCGGGTAGCCGCTTCGGGGATGTGTCGGCTGGGAGCCGATAGCGACGGTCGAACCTGTCCGCTACCCGCTGAATCAGGTCGGTGACGGTCTCACCGGGTATGGGGTCCATGGCGACGACGATTTCGCGGCCATGATCTCCCAGGTTCTCAACGGTGTGGACCTCAATCACGTACTTCATTGGTGGTCTCCTCGTCCGGTGGCGAACGTGACGGTGAGGGTTTCGACGAGCCGGTCGTCGGCCAACACGCCGCCCTGCTGGAGTGCGTCGAGGACCGCCTTCGCATAGTTGTCGATGTCGCCGCGTACACCCTTCGGCCTGGTGGCAGTGTGCGGGGTGACGACCACTTCGACCCGGTCTGGTTCGACGCCGACCCACACGGCCACCGGATCGGTCCACGTGTACCGGGCGCCATACCGCGCGGCCTGAGCGGCGGTGCTGCGCCAGTCGCGGTAGCGTTGCGAGTGCACCCGCATCGGCCGACCCGTCCGACGGTTGACCGCGGTGATGGCCCGGTCGTAGGGGACAGGCCGGCCGGGCAGCCACAAACGGGTCACATCAACCATCGCCGGCAACCTCGTCACGTGTCAGCCGCAGCTCGACGACCGGGACCGACCGCGTGCCCCGTTCGTAGACGACGATCATCACCTCCGGGACCGGTGTGACGATCTGGCGGACCGCCCAACCGGCCGCCTCCATCTCGTTGATCTCGGCGACGACGCTGCGACGCCACCGACCACGTGAAGTGTCGGTCATTGGGTAGTGGACGGTTTTGGTTTCCATCACGGCGTCTCCTTCCGGACGATCTGCCAGCCCGCCCGGTCGAGTTCGGCGACGAACTCGGCTGCATCACGTGCACCGTCCATCCACGCCTCGACGACATCCTCCAACGGCCGTTCCGGTTGGAGGATCTCCCAGGTCAGGCCCCAGATGGCAAGCCAGCCGGCCACCAGGGCCACCAGGTCCGCCGTGTCGCTGAGACCAGACCACAACGCCTGGTTGAGGGCTTGAGTGATGACGCGGCTGCGCCGCTGCCCGCTGGTGCCGTCGGGTAGCACCCGGATGGTGGTGCCGTCACGGAACACCAGGTCATGGCCGCCCTCAGACTGACCCCGCCGGGTGATGTAGTAGACATCGACACCGGCGACGGTTTTCGACGGGGTTTTGGCTCGTTTCCAGCTCATAGGTGTCCTTGTCCGATGAGTCGGATGCGGCCGGCACCGACCGACACCGTCCAGTCGGCACCAGGCAGCATCTCCGCAGCCTCGGCGGCGATACGATCGAGTTCGTCCGATATCTGGCTGAGCAGCAGGGCCGCCTCGGACGGGTCGCCGGTCCAGCCGGAGGCGCCGAACATGCCGTGCTCGGTGACGGTGATTTCGCAGCGGACGGGCCGCTGCAACGTCTGCTGTCCGGTCACGGATACTCCTCCTGATCGAAGCCTTCGATGGTGAGGGTCTGTTCGGGCCGGCAATGCCACACGTGGGCGTGGGGCTGCTGGTAGGCGACCGCCTCACACACATACATCCGGTCGCCTTTGGACAGGTTGTGCTGCCAGACCGACCTGATCGCCTCCACAGCCGAGCGGGCTTTGACGTCAAGCCAGGTACCGATGATCTGACCACGGGAGTTGCGGACGATGACCGTCCACCGGTGCGGATCCGTCGTGGTGATGCGCTGTGCAGGCCGAGTCATGTCGGGTCTCCTGGTTGGCGGCCTCTGATCGGTTCCTCGTGGCGGCCCAGCACGGTGCGGCAGCGGCGACACCACCACCGGGCCCTGCCGGCGACGAACGTCACGTTTACGGCGTCGTGGACGCAGTAGGTGGAGGCGATGATCTTTTCCTCGGCGCTTAGGGGCAGTAGGTCGAGGCGGGTGGGGCGGACGTGCCTGCCAGACATAAGGTCGCCTCCCGGGTCAGGCGGCGTCGACCGGCAACGTCCCCTCCACCTCGCCGTCGTCGTCGACGAGGACGGCGTCCTCCACCTCCCCGCCGTCGTCGTCGGCGAGTTCGATGTCAGAGACGATGTCGGTAGAGATACCCGGCACCGGCCGCTCGTCCACCGTTTGCACCGCCGCCAACTCCGGCGTCACCGGCAACCACGTGAACAGGCGGCGCACCGCGGTTTTGATCGCCATCGCCACGTAGTCGGTCGTCCACGGTGAATGCTGCGACTTGGCCGACGGCGAGCGCCTGCGGTATGACTCGATATCGTCTCTGGTGAGGACGACGAACACGTGGCCGCCGTCCCGGAACTTCGCCAAGGCGTAGACGTGGGTGAGCTTGTCCGGGTCCTGCCCACCGTCCGCCGTCGGCACATGCTCCAACCGGTCGTCCAACCCGTAGGCGTAGTCGAACCGGTCACCGTCGAACACGGCCCGGCCGACGATCGTGGACACCTGCCCGCTGCGGCGGGCCAGGTCGATCATCCCCTTGTAGCCGACGATGAACTGGATCTCCCGTTTGAACGGCACCAGATAGGCGTGGCCCAACGGTCCGGGTTCGAGACCGAGCTGGGCGGCCAACATGACGGCGCCGAGCAGCGACATCGGGTCGCATTTGAGGAGCTGCGGGTTGCGGCGCACCTCCGTCAGGACGATCCGGGTGAACCGTTCGGCGGTCATGTGCTGCGGCAACGCCAGTTCGATCGCTTTCTGCTGCTGCCGGATCAGATCCAACACCGCCGCCTTCTTCGGGTCGGCCTTGGCGGCCTGCCCCTGTTTGACCTGTTTGGCGACTTCACCCATCTGTCTCCTCCTGCTTCCAGTGGAGTCGGAACACCCTCGTGGTCCGCTCCGACGTGTACTGCTCGGCGATGTCGGGTCGTTCGGCTTTCAGGCGGCGGGTGTCGATGATGCGGCGGGTCTGCGCCCGCCACGACACCGCCCGCACACCATCCACCGTCCCCACCTGCGCCTCCCGCAACCGGTCTTTGATCTGCGCCTCCAACCAGTCCCGACGGCGGGACAGCTCGTCGAGACGGCGCCGCACGTCGGCCAACTCTGCGACCAGCTCACCGTCCACCTCCACCTCGCCGTCGCCGTCGTCGGGCCACACCTGGCCGAGGAGCCGGTTGTCGTCGGCGGCCACCGGCGGCGCCACCCCCGCCTCCACATGGTCGAACCAGAAGCTGCGGGCGGCGTCGATCAACGCGGTCTGGTCTTCGGGGTCGGCGGCGACGGTGTGCACGTCGAGGCGGCGGCCCTGATGCAACACGACGACATGGGCGGTCGACACGCCGAGGACGGCCATCTGCCACTGCACCTGACAGACGTAGTGGGCGGGCGGCCCGTCCGGCCACCCCTTCGACGAATCCAGTTTGACTTCGACGACCGCCTCCACGTCGGCGAGCTCGGTGCTGCCGCGGGGGACGGCGAGACCGTCGACGGTGCACATCATCCACGGCTCATCCACCCGGCGGAACAGCCCGCCCCGATGGATCGTCGAGAGGCCAGAGCGGCGGCCCCATTCGTCCATGACGGCGTCCTCCAGGAGCCGGCCCCACAGCATCGGCTCCGACTCGTCGATGTCGTCCAGAGCGCCGGTTTTGTCGGCCCACACGCCGAACGGGGTGTTCCAGGGGGAGAGGCCGACGACGGCGGCGACGTCGGAGCCGCCGATCCCTTCCCGCCGCAGCTTCAACCACTCGTCACGGCTGTGGTAGGGGACGGGGATGCCGGTGAACGTCATCAGCACGCCTTCATCCGCATCGACATGGCAGCTTCCCGGGCCGCCCACACGTCGGCGGCGGTGACTGTGCCCCGCCGGATCGCCCGCCGATCCGACACCGACGTCCCACCCCACACACCGGCCTCGTCGTAATGACTGGACAGGTTGGAGAGGCACCAGTCGAGACATTCGGCCCGCACCGGACAGGGCAGGCACAGCTCCAACGCCTCCCAAATCGACTCCCCCACCCCGGGAAAGAACACCTCGATGGGGACGCCGGCACACGGAGCCTCGTCCCGCCAACTCACGGCACCCTCTCCGCTGCACGCCAGTCGGCGAGGACCGCCGCCGCACCCTTCGCCATCCCGGCAGCGATATACCGTGCCTGCGACTCCGCATCGGACGTATCCGGCACGAAGAACACGACCTCGACCCGAGCCAACGGCCCCACCTGGGAGACGGTCACGTCCGGGTCGAACAACACCTGCTGCACCGTCACAGAAGCACCTCCTGCGGGGTGTCGGTCGACGCCAACCAGCGGCGAAACGCCGCCACATCGGCCTCGGTCACCGCCCTCGACGCCCCCACCAGCATCAGCGACACCAGCACCGCCGGGCCGGCACGCATCCCCCACCTGACCCCACAGTGCCGCCACCACACCACACCACGGTCCGGCATCACCGTCACCTCCGACGGCTCCAACCGGACCGTCGACCGGCAGACAGGACACGGAGCCAACACCACAGACATCGTCATCCTTCGATGGGCAGCGACACCCGGCCGTGACGGCGGTCGTCGACCCGACGCAGCTCGTCCGCGACCCTGCCCACCAGATCCTCCGGACACCGCATCACGTTGGACACCTTCAACGTCCAGACCGTCTCGACGGTGCCGTCGTCTCCGAAGCGGCGGGTTTCGGACACGACCTCGCCGTGCACCAGCCCGGTCATCCACTCGCCCGGCACCACCTCGTCCACGTCCGACGCCAACTCGACCGCCCCCGACAGCCTCAACCGTTCACCCATCCGACTCCTCCTCCATCCACATCTCGTACAGCAGCCCCCACACCACAGCGACGGCCGGCAGGGTCAGCCAGGCGGCACCCGTCCACATCGCCTGGACGGCCACGACCAGGACGACGGCGGCGGCGACGGGACGCCACATCACCCCACCCCCGCACAGCTGCGGCAGACCAGCCCGGCCGCCGCTCGGACGAACAGCCCCGCCGCCACACCGCACGTCGGACAGACCGCCAGCCCCATGTGGTCGACGGTGACGGCCGCCCCTACAGGGGGCTGGGAGCCCACATCCCGAGAACGGGAGTCGAGTGCCTGCAGGTCTCCCGGACCGTCACCGTCCACCACACCGAACCTCACCGTCCACCCCCGAACAACCACGACCTGACCGGCTCCGCCACATGCGCCACCGGCTCACCCACCGCAGCCTCGAACGCCGCCACATGCCCCGCCATCCACCACCAGCGGGCCCGAGCATCCGGCCACAGCTCCGCATCCGGCGACGGGAGACTGTCAGCGATCGCCTCCAACACGTCCGCCCGGCCGGCCGCCCTCCCGGCCCGAAACACCAACCAGAACCCGGCGGCAGCCACCACAGCGGACACGGCCACCTGGACCAGCTCACCCACGGAAGACCACCTCCCGGCCGGCCGGTGGGCCGCCACCCCAATGCGCCGCCGCCCACTCCCAACAGGCCACACACAGCCGCACCCCTGCCAGGCGGCGGGCCGCCGTCGGCCAGCCACACCATGCACATGGTTCGGCGGGGTCGGGCACCGTCGCCCCCCGGACGGACGACGGAACGCCGCACGGCTGGGAGGGGGAATCGGCGATGCGACGTTGCGGATGCCCGACCCCACCGAAACTCACGATGCCTCCCGCTCCGCAGCGGCCGCCTGGCGATGCCACTCGGCGATCGTCTGCTTCGACACGTTCGCCACCCCGTCGGTGACCTCGGCGAGACGGCGGGAGATCCACGCATACGACCGGTGATCGTCCACCTGGTCGAGGATCCAGCCGTCGAGGGTGATACCGAGATCCCGCCTCAGGAGACGGTCGATGGTGGCCTTGAGACCCCGGTCGTGGCTCGAGATGTTTCCCATGACGGCAGAAACTTACCGTATCGGGAAGTTCTCGTCAAGTACTTTCCCTCCGGCATTGACAAGAAGTTATCCACAACGGTAAGTTGTTGACACAGGCGGCACGGGAGGAGCAATGAAGGAACACACACCAGCCAAAGCGATCAAAGCCGGCAGAGCCCTCGCAGGACAGACCCAGGCAGACCTCGCCCGCGCCCTCGAAGAGGCCACCGGCGAGCACTGGACCAGCATCATGGTGACGAAGCTGGAGCGGGGCGACCGCAAACTCACGGTCGATCTGCTGTTGACGATCGCGCAGATCCAAGAGCTGCCGATCGAGTTCTACCTGTACGGTCCGGCTGCTACCGTCACCAACCGCGGCCCAGATCGCGCTAATCCGGGTTCTCTCGATCCGGCCGCCGCCGCCGTTAGCGTCGCCGCCTAAAGCTCCGACCCTCCGATGCCGATACATATCGGTGGAGTGGGAGACGCGTTCGCACGGCATCTCGTCGGGCTGGGGCTGGCAGACAGCACCATCCGCAACTACACGGCGAAGGTCGCCGCAGCCGCCGCATGGCTCGCCGAACACCGCGGCGTCGACCTCCACACCGCCGGCGCCGACGACATCCGCGCCTACAGCCGCACCACCCCCAACACGGCGTCCACCCGGCGGCAGCTGCGGGTCGCCCTCTCCCACTGGTGGCAGTGGACCGGCAGACACGACCCGCCCGTCGGCGCCGTCCGCGTCCCACCCAAACGCCGAGGCGTCTGCCGCGCCCTCGAACCGGACGAAGCCCGCGCCGTCGTCAAAACCGCCCTCGGCTGGCGACCCGAAGGGCTCGCCGTTCTCTGCGGCCTCTACCTCGCCCTACGCGCCTCCGAAATCGCCGGCCTGCGTTGGGACCAGTTCGCCCCCGACCTCACCTGGGTCACCATCACCGGCAAACGGGACGTCACCGCCGACCTGCCCGTCCACCCCATCCTCGCCGGCGAGCTCGCCGAGGCGCAGACCGCCTGGCGGTGGCTGTTCCCCGGCTCCCGCGGCCGAGCCCACGTCCACCCCGGCACCATCTGGACCTGGTCGGTGCGGGTCTGCCAGGCCGCCGGCGTCGGCCATGTGGAGCCGCACCGGCTGCGGCACACGGCGTTGGCGACCGCCAACGACCGGCTCGGCGACCTCCGCGCCGTGAGCCTCTTCGCCCGCCACGCCAGGGTGGAGACGACCATGATCTACACCCGCACCACCGCCCGCAAACTCCAAGCCGTCGTCGAATCGCTCGACTACATGACGTGACCGCCGATAGGATCAGGTCATGGTGGATCCTCGAGATCGTCCCTGGTGGGTGACGGTGCTGTGGTGGGTGGCGGCGGTTGTGATGCTGCTGGCGATGGCAGCGGCGGTCGTGTGGGACCAGCTGCGCATCTGGCTCGGCTGACCGGCTGTACTTGAGGTCGACGCGACTGGCCCCCGCCAGAGCGGGGGCCGCCTTGCAGGTCCGGGCCTGCGCAGGTGGCTCCTGACCTTAGTACGGGTTCGAGACCGCGAAAACTTTCCTCCCGGATTCTGTTCGCAGGGCTTGACAGATACGGCCCTATCCGTCATACTGTTAGTAGACGCTGACAGATAAAGAGGAGCGAGCAGATGACCACCAGCACTACCACCGTCACCGTCGAAGTCGTCAAGGGCCGCAACTTCTCGAAGGGCGTGAAGTACGCCAAGCGGTTCGGCGGCCGCTTCGACTCCGCCACCAAGACCTGGCAGATCCCCGCCGACAAGCTGCCCCCCACCAAGGCTCTCGCCGTCTACGGGCTGCGGCTCGTGGCCGGCGGCGGATGCGGCCTGTGGACTGACGACCAGGGCTGCCCCCTCCACGGCGAAGCCTGCGCAGAGGGGAAGGTCTGATGGCCACCGTCCTCATCATCAGCCCCGTCGACGACGTCTCATATCGGGACGTCGTCGACGGCTTGGCGCCTCCGGACTGCGGGACGGTGGAGCAGCGCCGCAGCGTCGCCAGGACAGCAGCAGCCGCCCACGCCGACCTCGTCGCCGAACGGTGCAGGCAGGCGCCAGATGCGCCGTGGGACGAAGTGCAGATCATGGAACCCCACGAGGTGGCGACATGGCGGAGCCTCCACCCCCGCGACATCGTGCTGCAGGGAGGAGACCTCGACGGCTACTGGTCCGACTGGCTGGACGCAGCCGCCGACGACGCCTGGCAGGACGTCGACATCCAAGCAGCCCTCGACGAGGCCGGTATCCGCCGGTATGCGAGCATCGACGCTCTGGCCCGGGACGTCGCCGCCGAATACCGCTGCGAGGTCGGGGAGCGGCTGGTGTCGATGGCCGCCGACTATGCGATGCGCCGCTGGCAAGGGTGGACACCCGACTGGGATGTCCTGCAGCGTCTCCGCGGCGACCTCGAGGTCGTGTCCCGGCTGGTGACGGCGGAGATGATCGCCGACCGGGCCGGGGTGACGACCAACACGGTGCATGTGTGGAGGCGCCGACATCAGGGGTTTCCGCCACCGTTGGCCGAGTTGGGGCAACTGTTGGTGTGGCGGTGGGAGGATGTGGAGCCGTGGCTGGCGGTGGAGCGTCGGCCCGGCCGGCCCCGCAGAGGCGGGTAGGGGCGGTCTGGACGCGGAGAGACCCCCGGCCAGCACCGGCCGGGGGTCTCTGCTGCCCTGGAGGAGACGGGCGGAGGGTCAGTAGGTGGGTGGCTTGTCGGCGAGACCGACCGACAGGATCCTGTTCACCCACGGCCACCGTCTACCGGCTTCGTTGAGGAGGCCGGCGACGACGCCGACGAGGAGGGCGAAGGCGGCCGCCTCGAGGGCCGTCCGGTCGACCTGCACCCCTTGGGCGGCGATCCAGTCCAACACGGGTGTCGCCCATGTCAGCAGGGCGGCGACGATCACCTGGATGATGGTTTTGATGGCGGAGATGGCTACGTCTCGGACGGTCATGTTTGCTCCTTGGTCGATGATGGTTGCGTCGTGGTGGGGGACGAGGTGGGAGGTGCCGCAGATGCGGCAGGTGAGCCAGAGGGCGACGACGACACCGGCTTGGAGGATGGGGTCGGCGTCTGCGGTGTCGGAGGGGCAGCCTGGGCGGGGACAGACCGCGGCGGCCGTCCACGTCATATGCGGTCGACGCCGTCGGGACAGTGGACGGGGATCGTCGCCGGGTCGACGAGGAGGTGCACGGCCTGGCAGGTGCAGCGGAGCCACCAGGAGACGGTGACGCCGTCGCCGTCGGTGGAGCGATGTCTGGCGGTCATCTCATTCCGGCGAGGACGACGAGGCCGATGACGACGATGGCGAGGAGACACCACATCAGACCGGCACCCCTCCGATGTCGTCCGGCGGCGGGGTTCGGTGGTCGAGGGCGATGGTCTCGAGGGTGCGTTGGATGTCGGAGATGGCCTGCTCCATCCGGACGATCCGGTCATGCAGGCTGTGGCCGTCGTTGGGTCGGAACTGGGCGGCGATCTCCACCAATATCGGGGTGGCGTCGGACAGGCGGGCGAGGGGTACGACGATCCGCCACCAGACGACGGACATGGCGGCCATGCCGGAGACGACGCCGATGGCGACCTGCAGCCACATCGGCATCAGCCGCCTCCCGCAGCCGCCCTCAACCCGGCGACGATCCGGGAGAGGATCGACTGGTGTTCGTCGACGCGGGCGGAGAGGGTGGTCCAGTCGCCGGTCGTGTCCGCTCTGCGGACGGCGGCGAGGATCCGGTCGGCTTCGCCGGGACCAATGCCGACACCGGTCGCCGGCGCGGCGTGGGTGCGGATCGCCTTCTCAAACACGTCCGACCAGGCACCCCATTCGTCGCCCCGGTCGGGACCGAACGGCAACGTCGGGTCCAAGCGGAGGAGTTGCCGTTTCCACCACTCCACCTTCCAGGCCTTGGCTCTGGTGTCGGGGTCGTCACGTAGGACGAACATGGCGTCTCCTTGGTCGTCGATGAGGACGGCTGCACGGGCCCGGATGTCGTCGAGGGACGGCAACCCGGCCGACCGGATGTCCGGCTTGCGGGGCGTCCACCGGCGATGGTCGATCACCTGGCCGGCGGTGAGGCCGTAGTGGATGCAGAGGGCGGCGACGGTGCGGCACAAAGCGTCCACCTGGACGTCGGGGGCGGTCTCGGGTGGCCGATGGTTGACGGCGACGCCGACGAGCCACTGGTTGCCGGACACGGCCGACGTGGCGGCGTCCCGGTCGGCCCGGCCTGTGCGCAGGTCGTCGAGGACTTGGGGGTCGCCTCGTCCCGCATGCCAGGCGACCCGCTGCGACAGCAGCCAGCAGCGGCCGTCCCGGTCGACGACGACGTGGTAGATGACGGCGCCGTACCGGTTGCGGCGGGTGTAGTAGTCGGCGCCGGGCCATGACGAGATGGCGTCCCAGTGGAGGACGACACCGAGGGTGTCCTGCCGGTCACCGGAGGCGGTGCGGGTCTCCCACCCGTCCGCCTCCACGACATCAACATCGAAAGCACGGAGCAGGTCGGCGAGGCTCATACCGGTCATCGTGTCACCATCCCCCTACGTGAAGCATCTCGCCTGTGGATATGCGGCAGCGAACCGCTCGTAGAGATCAGGCCAGCCGGCTTTCAGGACCGCCAGCTGTCCGTATCCGAGCGCGGTCTCGCATGCGAACGGGCCGACGCGACGCTGGTCGAGCGGCACGCCGATCTCGGCCAGCCGGTCATATGCCCGGTTGTAGTCGAGGCCCCTCGACAGGATGAATGCCCATACGTCACGCACCGACCATGATGCGAGGGGATACACCTGCCATACTTGCCTGGTTTCGGCTCGGAACAGCGGCCCGTAGGTTCGGATATGGATCCGCCTGTATGCGTTCTCGTCGGCCCGGATGCCGATCGCCGCCCCGTCGTAGCCATTGTTCCGAGCCCACGTGATCAGTGCTCCATCTGCGTCGGCGTCCACCCACTCCGCCCCTGCAGGCCGGTCCTTCTCCCATGACGTGAACCAGTCGGTATGTCGGGTCTGTCCGGCGACCCGGATGAGGCCATCGACGCGGTCGATGTAGTCGAGGGTCTCTGGCAGGTGCCATTCGTCGTCGGACCAGACGACGTCGATGTGTCTGGCGACGTCACTGACGAGGCCGAGGAGGGCCGTCGAATCCTTGCCTCCCGAGAAGGCCACGTATGGCCGTTCCGTCCGGTCGAGGAAGTCGGACAGCAGTTGGCGTGCCATCTCGACGCGACGGCCGAAAGGCCGCGTCTTGGCGTGAGCGAGCAGCCCGGCCTTCTCGATCGGTTTCAAGGGCGCCGCACCTCGGTATGCCACGGCGCATACCAGTACGGCGGTGTCCAGCCGCCGTACGTGAGCCGCCCATCCGGGATACGACCTCGGTCATGCCAGTAGGCGATCGGGGTGGTCCGCTCCATGACGGCGGCACCGACGATCTCTTCGACGGGTTCGTCGATTGGTTCGACCAGCCAGCGGACGACCCGGCCGAAACCCTGCGACGGCTTCTTCCCGATGTGTGTGACGACGTCCAGCAGCCGTTCGATTTCGGTATGGATGCCGACGACGACCGCACGGAGCTCCGGGACACGGACTGTCGGCATTGGGATCCGGTACTCCTTCCATCTACCGGACCGCATGTTGGCGTTGCGTTTGCTCGACCATTCAGCTTCGGCAGTCGGGTAGCGCTTGTGCCAGTACTCTTTGTCACGGAGCGTCTGACCTTGCGGCAGCAGATCCGACGCGGCCCATAGGGGGAGACCGTCACGGCTGACCCATGCGAGATGAACCGGCAGGGGGAATACCGCGGCGCTATCGTCCGGAAATCGCAGCGGATACGGGAATGTGTTCGCCACGGCCCAGACCAACACGCCGTCCAGGTGGATACGGCCGTCTGGCTCCGCTGGAACATACGGTGTGCCGAGCACCGCACGGACGAGTAAAGGACGCATGTCCGCGCCCTGCCATGCATCGTGCAGCGCTTCCAGCGTCTCACCGCGTCGCCTTGCCCTTGCGGGCACATACGGCATCCGGCGGGTCTCTAAGGTCCGCATACCGCCTTTCCGCTCCCCAACGTCCCGTCGAGCAGGCCAGCCCGCATCGACTCGACGTTGCTATCGATGTGGGCCAGATAGACGTCGGGGTCAGGCAGGTTCGGCTGTTGCACGGCCATACGGCCTCGACCCTGCCGGGCCTGACCACCAAAGTAGCCGTCCCACTGGTCGACGGCTACAGCGACGGCTGCTTCCGCCGCAGGTGATGTCGCCCCCTCCAGGGTCACTTCGACGAAGAACCGCGCTCCAGCTGCCAGCACCTCGTACTCGTAGAGCATCTGGTTCCCGTCGGAATCCGAACCGGTCCCTCGGGTGCGTACCTCCTCGGACAGGAGGTCGAACACTGAGACCTGTTCTGCGTCGTCGACGAGTTCGGGTGCGACGTGATGGAGCGCCCCGACGAACTCCCGTGTGACCGGCCAGGCAGCGACCCGGAGGCGGCTCCGTGGCAGGATGAAGGTGTCGACGGCGCCGCCGAGCAGCTCCAACGTGGGGTACAGCTCGCGGATGCGGTGGGCGACCTCGATCTCGTCAGACGGGCTCTTTGACCCTGCGGCCATATTCCCGCCGGAGAACAGCAGGTTGGTGACCGCTTGCGGCAGCGACCCCTTGGCGACAGCGAGCACCGCCAGCAGATGCAGTGCCAATGGGATCCGGAAGACCACAGTGCGGAGGGCGTTCTCGGAGATGTCCGGCACCCTGACAGGTACACCGTCGATCAACATCGCCGACCGCATGAACAGCCGGATGTTCGTCACGTTATCGATGCCCGTGAGGGTGTCGCTGTGAGTCACCGGCTCAATGGCTTCCAGCATGAACGTGTATCTCTTAGGTTTCATCGAGAGGCAGCTCCTTCTCCTCGCCGGCGCGTCCGCTCTTCCGGGCGGCCTTGTCGTCGTCATGCCAGGCCCGGGCCAGCATGACGATGCTCGGTGCGTCCTCGACGAGCGCCCTGAGCACCGCCGCCTCGTCGTCGGCCTCCAGCATCGGCAGCACCACTTGGTCGGCATGCTTCGGCGGCGTCGGCCACTGCATCCTTGTGAGTAGACGCGCCCAGAACTGAAACAGCGTGCGGCTTTGGGCCGCGGCGATCCGCACCCGGCCTTCGAGTGCGGCGTAGCGGCCCGGACCCGACAACAGCCCCACCCCGTCGTAGGTGTTATAGAAGTCGAGGCCGCTCTTGATCAGTTTGACTGCGTGCCGCTGCGGCCCGCTCAACGCTTCGAGTAGCTCCACCTTTTTCCTCCTTCCGTAATCCGGCGACGACCAGCGCCGGCACGAACTCGTCGATGTCCCTCAGCGACGCCAACATGCGCTCGAGGCTGATTCCGTCCGTTCCGAGCTGTCGCATCAGCTTGTAGTTGCGCCACAGGCCGCGGTAGATGTCCGCCTTGGTGAATCCCAGCCGGAGCGCACAGATGATCGAACGGGCGATGCGTTCGACCGTTGCGAGATCAAGGTATCTGAACTCGGAGACGTCGTACTCGGGCGCATGCACGTATAGCCCGAAGGAACCTAAGGTGACGGCTTTCGCTCTCGGCCACAGCCTCGGTTTGACGTCTGTGGTTAGGATCCCGGCGGCGGGGAGCCCTGCATTCATCTCGACAACGTCCCGGACCACACGCAGCCACGCAGGTCTCGTGTCCGTCTCTGACTCGAGCGATATGACCGGCCAGTACAGCCGTTCGCCCACGACCAACAGGTTGCCTGGCCGTGCCCTGCCCATGCCGAATAGGTAGGCGCATGGTGCGCAGACATGGGTGCCGTGTCGTAGGAAGTCTCCGTGTTGCGAGAACGTGGGGCCGACGATCGTCTCGTGAGGTACACCCGCTTCGATGCTTTGGCCACAGGTTGCGCAGCAACCATCGATCTGTTCGAGGGTCCATTTCGGCTCGGGCTCACCCAACGCTCGCCACACCATCGAGGAGATCGTCCCGCGCGCTCCGTCGACGGAGAGGCCCCTCAGCGTGTCAGAGAGCCGACGCACGAGGGTTTGCTTCCCAGAGTCGGGCGACGGGGGCGAGGTATCCGTGGGCGGTCATGTGGGCGGCCCAGAGCCGGAAAGGGGTGCGGGTGGCCTGGTAGGGGGCGAGCCGTCGGCGAAGCGTCGGAACAGTTGCCGGGCGGCGACGGAGTGCGGATCCCAGCAGTCGGCGGGGACCGGTTCGCCGCGGCGAGCAGCCTCGAGGTCGGCATGGCCGCGGGGTGTGACGGCGCGGAGTCCGTACCGTTGCCGGTCGATCCTGTCTGCGATGATCTCGCCGTAGCATCGTGCCCACCTCCTGATCAGTTCGTCTGGGTCTGTGACGTCGCCGTTGTCGAGCTGGTCGGCGATCTGGCAGAGGTCGTCGCCCAGATCGTGGCGGCGGTTGGGTCGGCAGTGATGTTCGGCCAGTTCCCTCACCGCCGACGCGGTGAGGTGGTAGACGGCGGTGAGGTCGGAGACGGTGCCGTCTGCGTGGAGGACGGCGGGGCCGGTCCAGCGGATGAGATAGCCGCCCATCCCGTCGGGCTGCCAACGGTCGATCGTGATGGTCATCTCAGCCCCACCACGAACGACTGGAGGCGGACCTGGTTGTCGTTGAGCGTGCCGAGATTCACGTTGGTCCACCCATAGACGGAGATCGTCGACCCCGGTGCCACAAACGTCTCCTGGTGCACCCTGAACGTGACGCTGGTGGAATCGGGTTCATGGATCGTCTGGCTGTTGGCGTCGGTCGGGGCCGATCCGTCGGTTGTGATGCCGAGCTGCATGTTCCGTTTGGTGCCGGTCGCCGAGAGTGACCCCTGGAAACGGAGGATTGCCCAGAGATTCGCGGTTCCGACCCAGCTTGGGATGGTGTGGGTGTTGGTGACGTAGTTCCGCCAGGTCGTGTCGATGGCCACGTTGTTTGCGTCCGCCAGCTGCATGTCCGTCCACACCGGGTCGGACATCTCGGTGACGGTGACCGCCTGCGACGCGATGTTGGGGGTGGTGACCGGGGTCGTCCACGTCCGGTCCGGCACCGCCGGCGACTCCCTCGAGATGATCCGTTTGGACGGTGCGCCGACTTTGAGCCGGGCCTGCCCGGTCTCCCACCGCACGTAGGGGGTGAGGTCGATGTAGTTGCCGTCGGCGTCGCGGTAGTAGACGCCCATCCCTTCCCGGACCGGCCAGCGGATCTCCCACACCCGCAACACGAGCGGCGACAGCAGCTCGCCCCGATGGGTGGTCTGCTGGGAGGTGTCGACCACCCTGCCCTCGGGGAACCATGCCCAGATGTTGTCGCCGGGTTGGACGAGGCTGCGGATCCGAGGATGGTCCGTGGCCGCTGTCACCACACCGGAGACGTTGGCGAACCGGTTCAGCTGCGCCTGAGCCACCACACTCGCTTCGCCCGATTCGGTGATCGGACTCGACACGGGCCTCTTGCGGACCAACGGGTTGCCCTGCGGATCCTTGTAGGGGTTGGTGGCGACGTCGGCGGTGCCGACCACGATCGTCTCGGTCTGCTGACCCTCGCCGAACAGCACCACCCTGCTGGTCCAGTCGTCGGCGTCCCACTCCACGTCCAGCACCGTCGCCGGCAGGCCGTCGGTCACCGGATCCTCCCCGGCCCGGTCGAACAACACCACCGTGGGCGTGACGTTGAACAGGGCCGATTCGGGGCCGGCGTCGACCGTGAAATCCGGGTTCACCCGATACGACGCCGAGTAGTAGTCGACGATGTAGTCGAGGACCTGCCGGCGGTTGAGGTAGCGGACGTAGATGGTGCGGTCGCCGGACGACGGCGGGGCGACATTGGTGACCGTCCCCGGCTGCAGCGGCGACGGGGTGCCGTTGATCGTGCCGAGGAGGCCGTTGATCCAGTCGGCGAACGTCCACGACGCCGTCGGCCGCCACGGCGTCTCGATGATGTCGCCCTTGCCGTCCTGATCGCCGAGATGGATCAGCGGCCCATAGCCTGCGAGCCGCACCGACAGGTCGAGGCGGCGGGCGGGCCGGTAGACGACACCGGTGTACCGGGCCGCCGCGAGCATCCCCGAGTCGCCGAGTGCGGCCGGGTCGACGGGGGAGTCGGTGATGACGACGTGGCCGAACTCGACCAGCTGGGTGACGACGTCCGACGGGGTGTCGTCGGAGAGGCGCAGGTCGAAGCGCCCGTGGCCGCGGTACCGTTCCGTGATCATCGCCGCACCGGGACGACCCGTTCGGATACGTAGCCGAGGTATTGGAGGCACAGATCGTCGGCAGAGTTCCCGAACGTCGCCGCGTCCCGCACCGTGCCGATGAATGCCGACAGCGTCTTCCGGGCGCTGGACACCGACAGCCCACCCTGGGTGGTGTCGAACGTCACCGACTCGCCCGAACCGGCGATGTAGCGTTGCCCGTCGGCGTCGTCCGCCGACGCCTGCACCGCCACCGCCGACGTCGCCCCGGATGGGGTCACCGTCGTACCCGCCTCAGCCGACTGCCTGCGGATCTCCAAGGTCGTCGCCACATGGAACGCCATGACCACCTCGACGTACCGGGAGCCGCGCCGCAGCGACAGGTCGACTGTCATCCGCCCGGCGTTCGGCGATCGCGTGTAGGTCAGTCTGATCGCGCAGGCCTCGGCGTCATTCCGCAAGATGTCGATCGCGCTCCAAGTGCCGACGGCCGTGCCAGACCACTCCAAAACCCACGTCTTTGCCGACGACCACGACGACCCTGTCCAGGTCTCGATGTCGAGTCTGCCCGGGTTCGTCGGGTTCGGTGTGACCCGGAGCAGGCCGTTCGACAGCTCCCAGTCGGTCGGCGAGTTCGGACAGGCCAGCCCCGCCCGGACATAGCCGCCCACTTTGATCGTCGCCGCCGCCCGGTAGTAGGCGGCCGGGGAAATCCCCCACTTCGGGTCGACGGTCGTGTCGATGTCCAGCCACGACTTGACCTGTGCGCCGTCTGCGGTGTCCCGCCACACGTACGACGGCGCACCAGGCACGTCGTAGGCGTAGAACCCGAGCGGGACTGCATGCCACGGTTGCGCCTCCGCCAGATCGATACCCTGCACGTTCGACCGCACAGCCCCGGTGATCACCGACTGCATCTCCACGTCCGCCTCCGACCCGACCCGCTGCAGGCGGATGCTGTAGGGGGCGAAACCGCGGTCGTTGAGGGACTGGACATCGACGTCGGCAGCCAGCAGCCGGTAGTAGCCGTCGATGCGGGAGTCGCCCGTCCACGTCACCGGCACGAACCGGCCATGCTCGACGGTGGCGGCCAGCTCGTCCCGCAACGCCAACGTGTCCGCCAGCGATGCGGCGACCAGGTCACCGCGGAGCTGCAGCTCCCGGCCACGACCTGCCCGCACCCGCACCACCATCCGGTCCGGGTCGTCGACCGACACCGGGTCAAGGCCGACACGGCCCACGGTGAGGACGGCCATCAGCCGAGACCCCGTTCACGGTCGACGAGGGCGGTGGCGATCGTCTCCGAATCGAGGGTGACGTTGACGACGATCGGCTCGACCTGGTCGACGGTGGGCGGGTCGGCGACGATGCGGCCTGCCCGCAGATCCGACCACACTTCGGGGCCGCGTTCCCCGACGATGTAGGTGGAGCGGGCGAAGGTGGGGCCGCCGTGGGCCCGCACTCCGGACACACCACCTGGCCGGCCCCCGGTGCGGGCACCGATCCCCGCATACACACCCTTTTCACCGAGAGCCTTCAATCGGAGGATCTCGTCGCGGAGCTCCCGGGCGTCGCGTACGAACTTGGCGAACGGGCCTTCCCCCTCGATCATCTTCTCGGCGAGCTCCTTCATCACGTCCGGGATCGTCTGCACTTCGTCCCGTAGACGTTTGAGCTCCTCCTTCGCCTTCCTGGACGCCTCCTCCTGCGCCTCGGCCGCTTCCGCCGCACGGCGCATTGCGTCGGCAGCCAGCTCCGCCTCGGACGGCATCCCGGAGAACTCGTCCGCCAACTCGGCCCACTCCTCCTGCGCCGCATCGACACGGTCCAGCTGCTCCCGCAGCGTCTCGTTCATGTCGGCCTGCACGTCCCGGAGATCCCCGTAGATCGGGATCGAGTCCAACACGGCATCGGTCAGACCGGACCAGAATCCTTTCGTGTCGTCGGCGACCAGACCGGTCTCCTCCATCGCCTCCCCGACCAGCTGGAGCGATTCGCCCCACATGCCGGCGTCCTCGATGACGGGTTCGATCGCCTCCTTCACGACTTTGGCGAGCGCCTGCTCCATGTCCTTCGCCTGCGCCGTCAGCTCCTTCTGCTTCCGCAACGCCGAATCCCCCGCCTCGGTGTAGGCGTCGAGGGCGTCCCGTGACCGTTCCAGGATGAGCTCGAGGGTGGCCTGCGCCTTCGCCTGCTCCAACGCCGCCCCCGTCAGCCCGTCCTGACCCTTCTCCAGCAGACGCTGTTTGACGTCCGCCTCCGAGATCTTCACGCCCAGCTCCTTGAGGCCTTCCCGTTCCCCGAGGATGGCCTTGCGGAGCCGGTCGGCCGCATCCGCGGCGGAGATCGACCCGCCGGTCCACTCCGACAACGCGTTCGACGTCTCGAGGATCGTCTGGGTCATGTCGAACGCCTGCTGACGGGTGAACCCGAGGGGGACGAGCAGGTCCTGGGTGGCGGCCGCCATCTCCAACAAGTCGGTCTTGGCGACGCCGAACGCTTCGTTGTTCCGGTCGGCCCATTCCTCCGCCTCCCGCGCCAGACTACCGAAGACGGTTGCGGCCCGCCGCTCTGTCGACTCGGCCTTCACCGCCAGCTCGTTCATCTGCCCCACGAACGCCAGCACGGCGGAGCCGGCCACCGCAGACATGGCGAACTGGACACCGGTGGCGAAATCGGAGAACGACCGGCCGGTCTTGGTGATCCGCCCCTCCACCCGACGGAGACCACCCTCCAGCTGACGGTCGTCGACGACGAACTCGAGCTCGACGGTGCGTTTACGGCTGCGGTTCGCCATGCGGCACCTCCGAGATCAGCTTCGAGGCGACCAGGTAGTCGACGAGGAGACGGTGCTCCCGGACTGTCAGATCCCAATAGGCGGCCGGGGTGATCTGCGGGTACTGGTGGAGGATCGGCGGCATGGTGTCCCACCACCAGGTGTCGTCGTCGACGACGTCGGCGGCTTCGGCGAGGGTGAGGTCGGCGATGGGGATGCGGGCGTGGCCGTCCATCACAGTGCGTCACGCAACGCCTGGTCGAGGGCCCGGTCCAGGGCGGCGACGACTCGTCCCGACTCGACCCACTCGTTGAGGGTGGCGGCGGCGACGTAGCCTTGCCCGAAGTTGGCGCGGGCGCCGGTGTACCGGTTGCCGACCCATCCTGGGAACACCCGCCGCTGCATGTCCCGCTGCAGGACCCTGCGGCCGAACACGTGGTGGACGATCGCGCCGAACTCGAGACCGCGGACGACCGGGTTGGAGCCGAGCAGAGCGATCGTCGCTTTCGTCTGCCGGGCCCGTGGCCGCACCCCTTTGGCGCCTTTCCGGCCGAGCGCGCCATACCGTGACGTCATCCGCTGGGCGATCTCGTCGGCTGCTTCCGACGCCACCTGTTTGAGGGCCTTCTGGGTGCGTTTCCCCAGCGACCGGTCGATCCGTTTTAGGGTGCGGTTGAAGTCCCGCAGCCCTCTGACCCGCAGCGTCTGCGACATCAGGGGGTGGTGTCGTCGGTGCGGTAGACGACGGTGATCGCCGACGCCGGACCAGACCCGGAATCGACGGCGACGAACGGGAGCGGCTGGTCCAGCTCGTCCGGCCCGGACACGTTCGGGGTCTCCCCGTCGAACCGGACGTTCATCGTGACCTTCGTCTCGTAGTTGAAGCCGGCTTCGATCTGCGACCCTTGGAACAGCAGCTCCAGGCTGGCTTCGGTGCCGGTGACGAACCGGTTGTAGGCGGTGAGGTCGGGGAAGAACGCGACGATGCGGCCGCCGTAGCGGCGCATGTCCGCCTCCACCGGCTCCCGGATGAGACCGGACCCGAGCCGGTGCCGGTCGGCGGCCAGCATGTTGTCGCCGGTGATCTCCACCTCCCGGACGTCCACCGTCGACGACGCGATGGACAGAGACCCTTCGACGAAGGTCATCAGCTCGTCGCCGGACGCGTAGGAGGCGGAGGCGAGGGAGGTGGCGGTGTCCTCGTCCTCCCCGACGACACCGAGACGCAGCAGCCCGATCTCGCCGACCGACGCCCGCAGCGCCCAGGTGGCGATCTTGCAGCCGTGATACGTGAACGGGCGCACGGTGCCGCCGACGTCGGGACGGCCCACCTGCACCGTCAAACCGACCGGCAGATCACCCGGTGTCGCCGTATGGTCCCGGGTGTTGGTGGCACCGGACGGAGTGGTCGTGGCGATCGACCCCAACATGTGCTTCCACAACAACCCCTGCGACTTCGAGTTGACTTCGAGTTCGATGTCGCCGGAGACGGACCGGCGGCCGGTCCGCCACCGGTCCGACCGGAGCACACGGGTGCCGGCCCGCAGACCCCGCGACTCGAGACGCTCCAGGTCGAGCTTCAACGATTCGGAGACGAACTCGAAGAAGCGATTGGGGGTGACGGGGGTGCCGTAGGTGGTTTCTTCGCCGACGCCGAGCTGGGCGGCGACTCCGGTCCTCAACGGTGACATCGGTCAGTCCTCCCCGCCGGACTTGGTCCGGCTCTTGACTTGCTGCCAGCAGTCCTGCAGGCAGAGCGCTTCGGCGACGTCGTCGTCGACGTCGACGGTGCCGCCACGTTCGACGGTCTGGCCGGTGGCGGCGATCTCCACCACACTGTGCGGCCCGACGTATCGGATCTTCATCGCATCCTCCTCATGGGCTGGTTCGGGCGGTGTAGCTGACGGTGAAGGAGATGACGCAGGCTCGGGCTTGGGTAGTGCCGACGGCGGTGGGGAACTGGGCCATCTCACGGCCTGCGATCTGCGCCTGGACGGTCTGGTCGGTGACGTCGGGCGGGTCGGTGCGGAGCTGGGCGTCGACGATCCCGACGATGGCGACGGCCCGGTCCCGGGCAGCTTTCGCCTGGGCGGCGCCGCCGCCGGGCCGCACCACCCGCACCTCACAGACGACGTCCACCTGCTGGTCGTATCGGTTGCGGCCGACCGCCGCCGGCTCCTGACTGTCGGTGACGGTGGAGCCGAGGATGATCTGGTCGGTGGCGGCGAATTCGAGGCCGGGCCAGTAGGTGAGGACGTCGACGGTCGGTGACGTCAACGCCGCCAACGCGCTGTTGCCGTCCAGTTTCGCTTTGAGGCCGTCGAGGAACGCGGCGGCGGTCCAGTCGGCCATGTCAGGCGATCCCCAGGTTGACGGTCTGCGCCTTCAACCATTCCCACACGGACGGCGGGTAGGCGAGGGTCCGGTCGAACCGGAAGGAGCCGTCGTCGTTGGAGAACGTCTGCGTCCATGCCGACATGTCGCCGGGGACGTTCGCCAACGCCATCTCCAACGCCCTCGCGGCGGCTTCGGTGGGGGCGGGCAGGCCGTACACGTATTCGACGACGACGTTCAGCGGGTTCGACGAGGTGCCTCGGGTCCACAGCCCGTCGGTGCGGCGCAACAGCCCGCCGTCCACCACGACGTTGGAGGCGGCGACGGCGGTTCCGGAGACGGTGACGGACAGGACTTTGCCGATGTCGAGTCGGCGGCCGGGCCGGTCCAGCGGTGTCCCGTCCCACAGGCGGACGTCGCCGTCGACGACCGGCAGGTCGTAGCGGCCGGTCCCGGACATGCGGATCCGACAGTACCGGCGGACGAAACTGCGGCCGGTTTTCCGTTCGAACTGGTCGACGATCCGGCTGCGTAGGTCGGCGATCCAGGCGTCCGGGTAGAGGGTGGTGTCGGCGAGGGGTGTCTGCCCGCCTGACACCTGGGCGCTGCGGGCGGCCGCTTCGGTGAACAGCAGGTCACCGACGATCTCGTATCGGCGGACGAACGTCACCGCGTCCCCGGACATGGTGCCCGTCCACGTCGCCGTCAACACGTTCGGATCCGGCTGGCCCGGCAACGTCGCCCGGTAGATGCCGGTGGTGCCAGCCGGTTTCGTCACGGATCCGGTCGACACCGTGTTGCCGTCGCCGTCGACGACGGACAAGGACGGCACCGCGTCCAGGTCGGTGAGGTCGCCGTCCTTGTACACCTTGAGCTCGAGGGTCGTGGGGGTCTGGGCGAGGATCTGCAACATGGTCACCCTCCTTCGATCCTCGTCGCGGCGTCGTCTGCTGTCGCACGTCCAATCGCCGCTGCGGCAGACGCCAACGTGTCGACGGGGTCGGATGCTGCTGCGGTGATGCCGACCGGTCGGTGATCGACGCCGATGCGGTCGACGGCGTTGTCGCCGGGTTCGACGCTGGTGGGTGGCGGTGTGCCGCCGGTGGCGGCGACCGACCAGGCGGTGTCGGTTTCGGCGGCTTGGCCGATGATGCGGGAGCGGAGCGCCGTCAACGCCCGCGCCAGCGACGTCTCGACGGCTTGGCTGACGGTGATGTGTCGGCCTGCCACCACCGGCCGGGCGGTATCCGCCTCGGCGGCTTGACCGGTAGCGATGATGCGGTTGGGGGTGGCGGGTTGGGCGGTGTCGGTTTCCGCGGCTTGGCCGACCGGGACGGTTTGGCCGCCGGCTTCGGTCACCGGCTGCGCCTGATCGGCCTCGTCGGCTTGGCCGATCAGGACGGTGCGGCGGGGTGTCAGCGGCCTGGCAGTGTCCGACTCGACCGCCTGACCGGCCGCAACGGTCTTGGCGGCGGCGACCGGTTGGGCCGTGTCGGCCTCGACGGTCTGGTTGACGGCGATGCGACGGTTGGGGACGACCGGCCGGGCGGTGTCAGTCTCGACCGGCTGGCCGACGGCGGCGGCCTTCGCCGTGCCGACCTGCTGCGCCTGATCCGACTCGGATGGCTGCCCGACCGTGGCGGTCTTGCCGGCGGAGACGGGCTGCGCGACGTCCGCCTCGGCAGCCTGCCCAGCCGTGACAGCCCTGTCGGCGGTGACCGGCCTGGCCGCATCCGCCTCGGCAGCCTGACCGACCACGGCGGTTTTGGCCGTGCCAACCGGTTGCGCGGTGTCTGCCTCGACGGCCTGGCCGACCGGGATGATGCGGACCGGCCGCACCGGCTGCGCCACATCCCCCTCGACCGCCTGCCCGACCCCGAGATCACGGGCCGTCAACCAATCGACCAGCAGATCCCGGTTGGTGCGGTAGCCGGCCAGACCAAACCGCAGGTTGCCTGCGATCTGGGTGTCGGTCGTCGACAGCCACACGTCCGAGTCGACCCTTGCCCGGATCGTCGACCCGTCCACCTCGAGCTGGATGAAGTAGTCGACGTCGGCAGCGATGCTGCGGCTCTGTGAGGCGATGTCGGTGTTGGAGCCGTTGACGGTGCGGGTGATGTCCAACCTGCCAGCGCTGTCGAGTGCGGCCCGGTAGTAGGTCTGGGATGCGGAGTCGAATCTGGCGGTGACGCCGATCACCCCGGACACGGATGTGGCGTAGCGGACGGGGGCGCCGACGTAGTGGTCGTCCGAATCTAGGTCGTGCTCCGCCCTCGCCGCAGCACCGGAGTTGTTGGTCCGTGGCGTGGCACGGTTGGAGACCGTCTGCCAGTCGTTCTGCACCTCGGTCCACGTCAGATCCGGCCCGAGGACGGAGCTGTCGGCCTGGTTGAACGACTCGGTGTAGCCGACGGCTTGGATCGGTGGTGCGGCGTAGACGAGTTCGCCGCACCAGATCTCCACCAGACCACGGCGGCCTGGTCTGCATGGCCGCCACCGTCTCCCGTCGTGGCGGCCGTGGACGACGAGCAGCTCGGCGAGGACGCCGCGGAGCCGACGCCGTTCGGTTAGGGTGACGGTGAGGCGGTCCTCGAGGCGCCGCACCAGCCGGGCCGGGAGGCGGGCGTCGAGGTCGTCGCTGAGATGTAGCACGTTGCGGGCCAGCCGTCCGGGCCGGCCGGCGGTGCGGACGACCATAAGGCCGGCGGCGCCCGGTGGGGACAGGTCGATCGCCGTCCAGTCCCCGTCGACCGGCGGCCGCCACCGGTTCCGGTCGGTGCCGTCGCCTACGAGCGGGGTGAGCAGCCAGTGGGCCACATCACGCAGCCCGCAGCAGCCCGGCGGCGTCGATCTGCGCCGTCAAATCGCTGCCGTCCGTGGTGACCGCGAAATCGTGAGCCGAGATCGGGATGATGTCCGAATCAGTCCCCGCGGTGATGTCGGGGTCGTAGCAGACCAGCAGCTTGACGAGGGTGTTGTTGGTGGCCCCACCCGCCGACGTCCACGTCTGGTCGGGGATGTCGATGTCAACCCGGTCGTTGGCGTCGTCCACCGTCACCGTGATCGACCCGCCCGACACGGTTTTGCGGGCGTAGTTGGTGAAATCGGCCTCCGTGTTGCCCGCCGCGGCGAGCAACGCGGCGAGGTCGTCGTAGTCCCGCAACACCCCATCCGCCTCGGCGGCTTTCAACAGGACGATGACGAATCCGGCGTTGGCGACCCCGCCGGCGGCGTTGTCGGCGAACGTGCGGATCCGACCCAGCGCCTGGTTGAAGATCACATCAGCCATGTGCCTGCACTCCGATCTGACCTGCGGTCATCGATTGTGAACATCGGCCGAGAACGTGAACGACGGAGACGAGCCGCCCAGAGTCCATGTGAGCCGCCACGTGTGGGCTCGGACCGGCACCGTCTTGACGACCGTGCCGGCGGCGGTGATCTGGCTGAACGTGTCGGCCGGGTCAGCCGACGCCCATGTCGTCCCTCCGTCGTGGGACCATTCGATCTCGAAGTCGATGGTCGGTGAGGTGCCGGACACGGCGGTGATGTCGACGGCGATGTCGAGGCTGCCGTGGTGGGCCTGCTGTGCAGCCGACTGGCCGTCGACGGTTCGGGCTGCCGACGTGACGAATGTCACAGGGTTGCTCATGACGCCCCACCGTTCGGCCCAGGCTTCCGCCGTGGTTTCGGCGACGCGGTCTCGACCGACTCGCCGTCGACGGCCCGTTCCGGCTCTGAGGTCTTGCCGAGTACGGCCTTCACCTTGCGAATCTCCGCCTTGATCGCCTTCACCCTGTCAGCCCGACCTTTCGCCTCCTCATATGCGAGCTCGCGGGTGAGCCCGGCCAGGATCGACCGTGGATTCTCATATCCCATGTCACCCTCCTAGAGGGTTGGGGAGGGGGCAGACAGGGTGCGTCTGTCTGCCCCCTCCGGACGGTCAGGATCAGAAGGTCGGGGCGACCAGACCGGTACCGGAGATCACCGACACCGCCGACGCGTACCGTTCGGCCGTGAATGCCGAGTAGCCGTACACGACCAGCTTGACGGTCAGGTTGCCGCCGGACGTCTCCTCGAACCGGAGCTCGCGGGGCATCCCGTCGCCTTCCTCCCACAGGATCGGGTCGGTGCGTCGCAGCACGATGATCCGGTCCTCGTCGGTGCCGGCCCCCAGGTTGGTGGGGATGTTGGCGTCGACGAGGACGGGCAACCCCTGCAGGGTGCCGACCAGCTGCCCCTCACCGAAGTTCGAGGCGGCGTCGCCCATCGCGTTGACCGCGGCGGACGGGTCGTTGACGATCAGCGGCCGGTTCTGGCCGTCGAGCGCCGCGACGAACCACGCCCACCGTCTGGGATGCATGACGATCAGGTTCGCCGACATCTTCCGGTTGGTCGCGACCTGCTGGATGGCGTCGGCGAGTTTCGGCCACGCCTCCGCCACCGTCGGGGTCGTGTCGGTGTAGGTGACCGAGTTGATGCCGGTCGCCTGCAGCACACCCTTGTGGGTGCCGGAGGTTCCGGCCCCGTTGATGGCGTCGGCGTCGACCGACTCGGCGTAGGCGCCGACCAGATCGGCGTAGAGGAGCCGGTCGATGCCGGGCGTGCCACGTTCGAGCGACTGACGGGACACGTCCTGCTGCCCGGCGTAGGTGCGGACCGAGACGGACAGGTCGTTGTCGTAGTCGATGTTCGTCTCCGACACGGCGGCGTTCTCGGTCGCCTGTGCGGCGACGGAGACGCCGGTCTGCCCGCGGGGCACGACGAGGGTCATCCCTTCGTCGGGCAGCGGCTCCCGGCGGACGGCGTTCAGGAACGCCCGGCCGTTGCGGAGCACCGGAGCGAACTCGTCGACCAGGTACTGGGGGACGACCAGGCCGCCGAACAGGGCGGTGCCGACTGCCCGCGACTCGCCGCCGTCCCGGAGTTCGTAGCCGAGCTCCGACATCTCCCGCTGGTGGCGGCGGAGCCGCTCCGCAGCTTCGAAGTCGTGGGAGCCGCGGGCTCCGAACGCCCGGTAGGCGTCAGCGAAGAACGAATGCGGCCCGCCGTCCCGGTAGGTGGACGGTTCGGTCACCTGGATGGGCGGCTGCCGCCGCTCCCCCGGGTTGGAACCTTCGAACCGGCGGGCAGCCTCCTCGGCTGCCTTCCGACGCCGTTCGTCCTCCTCGAGCTCGTCGATGCGGGCACGCACCTCGTCGACGTCGCTGTCGATGGCACGGACCCGTTCGCGGATCTCTCGGAGCTTGGCCTCTTCCTCGTCGGTGAGGGCGCCGTCGCCACGCTCCTCGGCGGCGGCGATGATCTGGTCGAGCTCGGCCTGACGGCGGGCCCGCTCCTCGAGCGCGGCCTTCACCTTGGCGCGGAGCTCTTCGATGAGCTTCGTCATGTGAGCTTCCTCCTGGTCGATGGTGGTGGGCCCAGGTGGATCGGCCGGGTGTCCGACAGGTGCCTGGTGGGCGGCGTGTCGGACGGCGCGGCGTCCGGCGTGAGCGGTGTGTGTGGTGTGATCAGGCCCGGAGCGATTCGGCGATCGCCCGGGCGAGATCGAGAGACATTCGCGGCTGTGCCGGTTCGGTCGGACCGTCGACGGCGCGGAGTTGGGCGACGGTCGCCGGGTTGGCGGGGAACGTGACGACGGAGACGTCGAACAGCTGCACTTCCCGGATGATCCGTTCGGTGAAGTCGTCGTTCCATTCCGACCGGGTGGCCCGGAACGCGAAGGACATCTGGTCGATGTCTCCCCTCTGCATGGCGACGACGAGCGTCTGGACGTCGGGGGACCGCATGTCGATCCCGTCGGGGGTGACGACATGCAGACCGACGTCGTCGGATGACAGAACGAGCGTCTTCGAGTCGGTGCGGGCGAGCGGGATGCCGGTGTGGTTGACGAGCAGCCGCACGTCGTCCCGTTCGGCGATCGACTTGGTGGCGGCGCCTTCGGCGACCATCTCCCGCCAGCCGATCGGAGGCCCGCCGAACACGTCATACCAGGTGTTCCAGACCGTCGCGTAGCCTTCGAGGATCGGGTCGCCGTCGTCGGTCTGCCGCAGTTCGACAGGCCGGGTGCGTTCCTCGACCCGTTTCTGGACGCCACGGTCGACAACGATGGCGTCGAACCCGGCGAGCGGCTCGGTGAGTGTCTCGGCCCCGAAGCTGTCGGCGAGACGGTCGAGGACGGCGGCGGGGAGGTTACGGAGGTCACGCATCGGTCACTCCTCTGGCTGCGGTTTGGTCGTTTTCGGCGGCCAGTTGTACCGGTCGCCTTCCGGTCCGATCGGGTCCAGGTCGATGAGGTCACGTTCCTCGTTGACGGAGGTCAGGCCGGCAGCGAGACGCATCGTCTGCACCTCGGTGCGGGTCCTCAGGTCGGGACGGATCGTCGCGTCGACGTTGAACTTGACGAACTGGCCGCGGGGGACGAGCCCGGTGAGGAACTCCTCCAACAGCACCACCCACTGGTGGACGGGGTAGACGAGCCGTTCGATCTGCCGCTGTTCGACGTTCGCGTACGTGTTGGAGTCGCCGGTTTTGAACCCGATGTCCTCCGGGCGGAGCCCGAAGATCGTCGCGATCAGCGCGCCATTCGCCTGAATCGTCTCGAGGAACTGCGACTCCTCGGGGGAGATCTGCACCTGCTGCCATTTCCAGCCGCCGGTCAGCACCGCCGGCTCGCGGGTCCCGAAGATCGCCTCCATCCACCGCTGCTTGACGGTGCGGGCTTTCGACCCGTCCGGGTCGTTCATCACCTGGTCGTTGGACAGGATCCCGGACGGGTGGGCGCCGTCACCGAACCAGCGGGCACCGAACTCGCCGGCGGCGAGACCGACGCCGATCACCTCCGCGGCGTAGGCGATCGGTGAGAGACCGACCGGCGACCCGGGGAACAGGTAGGCGGCGAGGTGGAGGTAGTCGTCCGGCGCCAGGTCGGATCCGTTCCAGCGGACCCTCAGCCTGCCGAGCTTGCCTTCACGTGACACCGTCACTTCGTCCGGGTGGAGCACCTCGACCTGGGTGGGGAATCCGAGCCGTCCGTCACGGTCGAGGACGAGACCCCACATGTTCCCCCGGGTGAGCAGCGACAGCAGGATCTGACGGACCCAGCCGGTCGCCGGCACCTGCGGGTTGGGGCGGACCAGCAGCGGCGGCTTGGCTACTGGTCTGGCCCGGTCCCCGACCCGGCGGTACACGTCGATCGGATACTTCGAGATGGTCTCGGCGATCAGGTTGATCGACGCCCAGACTGCGGCGAGACGCATCGCCCGGTCCAACGTGACCGGCTGGCCGGCCTTCGACGACAGCAGCCTGCGGCGGGACAGCTCGTCGACCACCTCCTGGCCGGACAGGCGCCGTTCGGTGCGGGCGAACGCCGACCGGATGATGCTCATCGGCGGGCCCGTCCGTCCGGGTCGAGACCCTCACCGACGACGACCAGCGCCGCCCCGGCAGCAACCCAAGCCGCTGCCGTGCCGAGCCACAGACCTACACCGACGACGATCGACGCCAGACCGGCAACGACGAACAGTTTCCCCAGCGGACCGGACAGTCGCGGCATGGATCCTCCTACCAGATCTCGGCCAACAGGTCGGCGGGCCGGCCGTTGAGGGCGTGCCAGCGGGCCCGGTGGGCAGCGACCACGGCGGCGACGGCGGCGTCGATCTTGTGCGGCGAGTCGGGTTTGTCCTTCGTCACGACCTGGTAGCCGCGTCGGCTCACCGGCACACAGTTCCCGAGATGGCGGGCGACCACGTCAGATCCGTCGTGGCTGATGTCGCCGTCGGCCACCGCCTGGGAGAACTCGTCACAGGCCGGCCCCATCCGCGACGGCTGGTTCGTGTCGAACCGGACGACGACATCCCAACGAGACTCCCACTCCTCGATCTCCCGATGCCAACCTGGCGGGTCCACAGCCAACTCGGCGACCCGCCAACGGGCCATCGCCGCCGACAACACCTCCTCCACCTCGAGGCGTGGCGTCCGCCAGTCGGTCTGGCCGGGCGGCCTCTCCCACACCTCCACGACGAACACATACGGCTCCGCCGCCACCGTGGCCCCCACCAGAGCGGTCGAATCCCGGCTGTAGGAGCCGTCGAACGCCAACACCACCTCGGTGCCTTCCGCCGGCCATCCCGGATGCCCCGGGATCACGTTCGGAAGGACGTCTACACGCCGGGCCGGCCAGACGGCGACGACCGGATGCCACTTCGTGGACGAACGTCGCGGCTGGTTCAGCCAGTAGCGGCGCCACTCGTTCTCCGACCCGTCCCGGAGCGCCTTCGCCCCATCAGAGACGATCGTCGCGATGTCAGCCCACGCCGCCGCATCACCGGAAGCCTCCAACACCGCCGCCTCACGTTCGTCCGCCTTGCCGATGTTCCACGACTCGGACGCCTGACGATGATCGAAGTACAGGTCGGAGACGTCCACCTGGCCCCGCATCGTCGCCAACGCCAACTCGTGGGCCTCCTCCGCGACCGACCCTTCCCCCGGCCCGTACATCGTCGTCGTCTCCAAACTCCACGGGTCGGCCATCCGACGCTTCGGGACATTCCGCAGCATCGTCTGATGCGTCTGCCTCAGCCGCGGCGACGTGAACAGATGCGTCTCGTCGAAGTGCTGAAAGGACGTCCGGGCGCCATCCCGAGCGGACGGTGACGACGCCAACGCCTGGATCTTCCCCGGCGCCCTCTTGTGGAGGATCCGGTCGAGCCCGACGTCGTAGTCGTCGACCAGCCCACACGAGTCCTGGGTGAGGATCGAGTACACGGCGCCGTAGGCGAGGTCGTCGGTCTGCTCCTCGGTGACCGCAACCATCGGGATGTACGGGTCCGTCACCGGCCGGCCCACCGGCGCCCACCCGTCCGGACCCTTCCGCCACCCGTCGCAGCGGACCGGCGCCGTCGGATCCATCTCGGCGATCGCCAGCCACGCCGCCAACTCCGTCTTCCGGCAGCCCTTCCGCCGAGAGTACACCACCCGCTTGAACCGGCGCCGCCCAGCCATCTCATGGCCACGGGGATACACCTCGTAGGCCCGCCAGATGAACGCCCGCTCCTCGTCCGTCAACGTCACCCGCTCACCCAACACGTCGCCAGGCCCGTGCACCAGACACGCCTCGATCCACGCACACACCTCAGGCCCCAACGTCGGCCACGGCTCCTCCTCGAGGGCAGGCACGATCAACCGGCTGCCGCTCATCGCTGCGTACGGCGAGGATCCACCGACCGATCCGGCAACTCCCGCACCACCGCCAAATCGGCAGCCTCCACGCCGCCGTCAGGCAGCCGCCAGCGGAGATCACGGCGGCCCTTCTCCGTCAACCCCAACGAATCCAACAGGTGCCGCAGCTCCGTCTGCATCGACGCGAACCCGTTGAAGAACTCACCGGACGTCAACGCCCTCGTCACACGATCCAACATCACGATCGCCCGCACCAGCGTCGGCCAGTCCGTCTCCCGCCACATGTGCGCCATCGGCGACGACCACCACGCCGCCCACGTCCGCCGCGTCGACGCCGACAACCCACCCTTCACCCGCGGCAACGACGGCTTCCCACCCTCATACCGCTCCGACGGCAACGTCACCCACTCGCCACGCGCAGGCGCATTCGCCCGCCTCCTCTGCGACGGCGGCTTCGGAGCAGGACCACGACCAGCCATCAAACACACCTCCAACGACACCCAGCCGCTTGAACCCCAGACCGGTAGCCGAAAAAGTTGAGGTGAGTGGGTCGCGACTGGGCGGCTGTTGTGAGAAAAATCGGGGTTGTTATCGGTCTCGGCGGGCGGAGTTGGCGGAGCGGCAGAGGATGCGCCATCCGTCGGTGAGGGTGCCG